CTATTATGCCGCACGGGAACATTTGAGATAAACACATGAGAACGAAAGAACCAACCAAGATAGGGCTAGTGCAGGAGGTACTTCGCGGCGACTTCTACCGCGTAAGCATAGGCGAGCAGGAGGCACGGTGCTACCGCAGCGGGAAAATGCGGATGAACAAAATAGGCGTAAACCCCGGCGACCGGGTAGAGTGCATAGTGGAGGGAAACATCGGCAGGATAATCAGGCGATACTAACCATGCACGCAGAGCAAAAGAAATACGAAACCAGATCGGCATACCTACAACGACGTAGCGCGCAGCTCCGTCGCAAGAGGTGGGAACGGACGATCACAGGCGCAGAGGAGGACGAGCTTAGGAAGGTGCAACTGGAGATACTTTGTAGGAAAGAATTTATACATAAATATGACCATCGAACAAATTAAGATCAGCGACCTAAAAGTAGCGGAATACAACCCGCGAATAATGCCGGAGCATGAGGCGGCCGCGCTCAAAAAAAGCATCGCCACCTTCGGTTTTGTTGAGCCGGTAATCGTCAACATGCACAAGTGCGAGAACTGCGGCGACCGTAAAAACATTCTGATCGGAGGGCACCAGCGCCTAGTAGCCGTAGAGGGCGACCCTAAGTTTGAAAGCGTGCCGGGAATATACCTTGACCTACACCTGCCGCAGATAAAGTGGGTAATAAGCTACGCAGACGGAACGCAGGCCGGGAGCGGAACCATATACAGGGCGAGTGGCTTTGTACTGACCGGCTACCGAAAGAACCAGACGATATTTTATGTCCCAAAAATGAAGGAGTGCTTTGCAAAGCTAACCTTCACCACACTAAAGAGCCACGGCACCTTTGCGCGGATAAAACGAGCGATGGGCGTAGACGTGCTAACGGAAATGAAGGGGGGTGCGAGCATAGAGAGAGTACTGAAAGCGCTCGAAGGGCAGGTGCTCGAAGGGTACCAGGTGCGCTATATTTATTTTGTGAAACCAGAGTGGCGTAGTAAGCTAAAGGTTCCGGAGGTGAACTATGGCGAGTTAAAGAAGCTACAGTGGCCAGAAGGCATACGATAACCCAATAAGCGCGCGAAGCATAAAGGTAATGCGGCCAGGTTCCACTTGGCAGAAGGCGGATCGCTACCGACCCGCGCGCTCCAGAATAAAGCACAGCAAAGCACATAGCAATAAAACAATGCCAGCATATAGTAAAGAGCGCGAACAGTACCACATAAGCCGAATACGGAGCGTTATGGTGCTATCGTCCGGCGCGACCCTTTTACAGATACAGGAAGCGCTGGAGGCGAGCGTAGAGGCGCCGATCAGATTAGACGCTCACTACATTCTGAAGCTCCGGAAAAAAATATACTCCGAGAGATTACGCCGGAATAATAATCTCAACAAAGGCGCGCGCATCGCCTACATCCAAGACAAGCATCGAATAATAGAGCAACGGCTATGGGGCGAGGCAGCGAACAGCAAAAACACCGGAGTGGTGCGAGTGATGGCGCTGGAGAAAATAATGAAAAATGAACTAGACCTTTTGAAAGCCGAAATGGACGCCGGATTTTACGAGCGACAGATAGGCACGCTAACAGTCAACGGAAAGGTCGAGCACGAACACACCCTAGCGCCGGAGATACTAGACCCGATACTGCGCGCGCTACGGAACTACGGCCTGATAAAGCCAAAAATAATAGAACAATATGCAAGCCCTACCCCAGCTATCCCAGGAGGAGGCGACCAAGCTAGTGCAATACCCGCACCTGCGAGCGCAGATGCGCAAGCCATTCCTAGGATTTAAGATACTCTACCTAAGCCACTACCTAACGCTTCCACCTGCCGACTTCCACCCGGAGCTAAGCGGGCTATTTGAGGACCACAGCGAGAAGTTTATAAGCATCATCGGCTTCAGGGGTAGCGCCAAGAGTAGTGACGGCAGCGTAGCCATGCCGCTGTGGATGGCGCTAGAGAACGCCGACGCCTACCCTTTCATCGTTCTAGTGAACGAAACCCGCGACATGGTAGTAGAGAGCATAAGCAACATACGCAAAGAGCTGGAGGAGAACGAGGTACTCCAAAGCGACTACGGCGACATGAGCGAGGGAGTGAGCAAGCAAAAAGAGTGGACGAAAACCGGACTACTCCTAAAGAACGGCGTGCGTATACTCGGACTAAGCCGTGGCCAGCGCATCAGAGGGCGTCGCCACCGGCAAAACCGGCCAAGCGTAGTTATAATCGACGACCCGGAGGAGATGGACAAAGTAGACAAAAAAGAATACCGAGAGAAAACAGAGAAGTGGTTGCGCGGCGAAGTAATCACCGCCATTTATGAAAGCAAGGCACGCCTGATAGTGCTAGGAAACATTTTACACACCGACGCGCTAATGGTGCGACTAAAAAACGACCCGATATTTACACACCGCGAGTACAGCCTTTTCAAAGGCGGCGACGACTGGGCGCACTGCACATGGAAAGGAAAATACCCAACCCAAGCCTCGCTAGACGCGCAAAAGAAAAAAGTGCGACATAGCGCGTGGATGCGCGAGTATTGCCTAAAGGTTGTGCCGCCGGAGGGGCAACTGATAAAAGAGGAGTGGATCCAATACTACGAGGAAGTACCCGGCCCGGTATACGCCACCGACCCAGCCACCAAGCGGCAGGCACTCGTGAGCAACCCGATACTAAGCGCCGCAGTAGGCAACGACTTGGCGATCAGCAAGAAGGCGACGGCCGACTTCACCACATTCGTAGCGGGAGTAATGGCAACCAAAGACGGACGCGCCCACATTTTCATTTTGCCAAACCCGGTAAACGAGCGACTGTCGTTTCAGGAAACGATAAACCGCGGCCGGACAGTATACAACCAAGTGAAAGCGAAATACGCCGCGCCGATGTTCTTCACCGAGGACGTGGCATACCAGAGGGTGGCGATAGAAATGCTGGCCGCCGCTGGCATTCCGGTAGAGGGCGTAAAGGTCGGAACGGACAAGCGCGCGCGACTGATGCTGGCCGCGCCCTTCATAGAGAACGGCACCGTGCTATTCCCGCGTACAGGTGCGGAGGATTTACTCGACCAACTCACGGGATTCGGGATAACTGATCACGATGATTTAGCTGACGCCTTTGTGAATATGGTGCTCGGCATAAACAGCGTGAGCGGAATGCAACCGCTAGACGTGATACTGCTCGGATAATTTATTAACAGGTGGCACGCCTAGTCCGCTGTGCTACACTAAAACCAAATGGAACTACCAAACTTTTTAGAAAATCTCCTAGAAAAAGCGGGATTTGTTTCTACAGAAAAAGCGCGCGCGCCGGGAGTAAGCGCAAGTAGCAGCGCCGACCCATTCACGCTCTGGGCGCAGAATAAAAAAGTAAACCCCGCCAAGGCCATGGAGGTATACACGGCATGGGTATACGCCGCAATCCGCGCCATTGGCATGGACATCGGAAACATTGACTACAAACTTTTCAAGATAGGACGCGACGCAGACCAGGAACTTTTTGAACACGAACTCCTAGACATGCTCGGGGCCATGAACGACTACGAGGTGGCCTTTGCGACGAAGTACGTCATCGCCGCGCACTTAGAAATGGTGGGCAACGCCTACCTATTCCTAGAGGGCGTAGAAAAAGAAGGCGACAAGCCGATAGCGATACACACGCTCATTCCAAGCAAAGTAAAAGTGCTGGCGCGCCGCGACCAATTCCCGCCGCACGTTGAGGGCTACAGCTACCGGCTCGGAGATAATAAATGGAACTTCAAGCCGTGGCAGGTCATACATATAAAATACCCAGACCCAAGCGATCCATTTGAGGGAGTAGGAACCGTGCAGAGTCTGGCGCAGTGGATAGACGCGGACAATTACGCTATGGAGTTTAACCGCCGCTTCTTCCTAAACGGCGCGCGCATTGGCGGCTTCCTAGAGAGCGAGAGCGCGTACACACCCGATCAACTGCAATACCTAAAAGAGAGCTTTGAGAGCGCATTCAAGGGCGTAGAGAACGCCTACAAAGTAATGGCGCTGCCAAAAGGCACGAAGTACGAGGAGGGCGGCAAGACGCAAAAAGACATGGACTTCCCGAACCTCTCGCTGATGATGCGCGACCGAATTATCGCCGGCTTCCGCACGCCAAAGACCGCAATCGGAATAACCGACGACGTGAATAGAGCGAACGCCGAAGCCACTGACTATGTATTCGCCAGCCGGACTATCCGGCCGATTATGCGTTTGATAACCAGCTATCTAAATGAGTTTTTAGTACCGCGCTACGGCGACAATCTGTACCTAGGATTTGAGGACCCTGTACCAGAGGACAGAAAGCAGAGAATGGGAGAGATGCGAACTGCCACCGGCGGCCACGCGGTACTGACACCGAACGAGGCCCGCGCCGACTATTTCGGAAAAGACCCAATAGAGGGCGGGGACATTTTGCCGGCGACCACCACCCCTGCCGACCCGACCGCGGAGCCGATAATGAACTCCATAAAAGCAACGGCTACCAAAAAAATAAAACGAGCGCGACCAGTAAAAACCCGATACGCCCAGCGCTACGCGCGCCGAAAAGAAATATCCGAAAAGATGGCGGTCAAAGCAACCGACGCAATTCAGAAAATCCTAGCGGACGCGCTAAGCGTAGAAAAAAAAGGAGTGCGCGAACTGGGGCTACTAAACGAAGTAGAGCAAGAGGCGCTGTATAAAGGATTTGCCCTGCGCGTAGACGGCTACGAAAAAAAGGTGCGCGAGGCAGTCAAGGAGTTTAACGAGGAGCAGCGCAAGGAGGTAGTAGCCAACCTGCCGGAGATAACCAAAACATTTTTAGGAAGTACAGAGAAGCTCCGCCAAGCCGACCTATTCAACCTATCAGGCGGCATCAGCGCGCTAATACGGATAGCCATGCCGATAATGACCCGACTAGCAGAAAAAGAGGGCGCAGCAGCCGGGGCACTCCTAGCCATAGCCGACATGGACATTTTAACCCCGGAGGTGACCGCCGCTATCGACAAAGCCGTAGAGCTGATGTCCGAGAGCTATAACCGAACGACCCGCGACATCCTAAAATCCAAGCTAGAGGAGGGCATACGGCAAGGGCTAAGCCAGCCGGAACTAGCCGAGCTGATAGGCCAGATATACGAACACGCGGACGAGGTGCGCGCGCTAACAGTGGCCCGGACGGAAACATTTAGAATTGCGAATATGGCCACCGAGGCGGCATGGAAACAGAGCGGAATAGTGAAAACAAAGATATGGTACACCGCAGCAGACGAGCGCGTCTGCCCCTACTGCGGGCCAATGCACGGCAAGGTAGTGAGCACCGAAACTGTCTACTTTGAAAAAGGCGCTACGATAACAGGAAGCGATGGCACGCAGATAACGGCAGACTACGACGACATAAGCGGGGGATCCCTCCACCCGAATTGTTTTGTCGGTGATACAAAGATTATATCTCCGGACGCAAAGAAAATGACGAGAGTAAAATACTCAGGCAATATCATTGAACTTTCGTTTGCCGATGGCACTAAGGTTTCCGTCACCCCGAACCATCCAATACTTACTGCGCGGGGATTTGTCGCAGCTTGCCTTCTTAAGCAAGGGGATAAGGCGATCAAGGCTGTCCTCGATAAGGGGGTAATCCTTAGTGACCCAAATGACAACAACTCGCCAGCCAGCATTAGCGAGGTATTTGATACGCTTATTAAAACGCAAGGCGTGGCTTCCGTTAGTGTGCCAGTGTCCGCCGAAGACCTCCACGGCGACGGAAAATTCGGGCAGGGCAATATCGACATTGTATATGCCAATGGCCTTTTGCGGGATTGTCTTGATACCTCGGTTAGTGAGCCAATCCGTAAGGCGTTTTTCAACGGGACTGATCCAGTGGGTCATGGATTGCCTAGTAATAGCAGCCTGTCGAAGACTTTGCTTGCTACGGCGGCTTCCGCGGACGGCATTGTGAGCCGCGACGGTATTGCGCTTATTCTCTCGGGTGGTGCGGAGGCTCATCATGCGGCGGTTCGCCTCCAAGACGGAGCGAATTACAACGCCCGCATTCAAAAGTCGCTTGCGGATGGTCATGCGTTGGACGCCGAGAGATTTGGCGATGCTATTCTCGGACTCCCCGGAGCGATAACGACGAACGATATTATCGACATTCAAGTCAAGCCATTTCATGGGTTTGTGTATGATGTTAATAGTATAAGCACAGTATACATCGCCAATGGTATCATAGCAAGTAACTGCAGGTGCTACATACGGCCAGGAGAAATATCGCTCGAGTAATCATGCTATAGTAAAAAGGTCGAAATAAAAAATAAAAAACAACACCATGGGATCAGTACAGATAAGACGGAAAACAGGAAGCGGGCCGACCGCCACCGACATCACCAGCATCAACACCCGCATGAACGCGGAGGACACGCACAGCACTGCCGGGACAAGCAACCCGATACGAGTACCGACCACCGGCACGAACTACAGCTACTGGGCAACCGCGCAACTCTACTACACCGGAACCGCCATAGGCACGATAAATAACCTAGAGTGGTTTACCGACGGCGCGAATGGCCTCGGCACCGGCGTAACCCTCGTTGTAAGCCCGGCGAACAGCTATGTAGAGGCCACCGGAACGCCCGGCACCACCGGCACACAGCTACTGCTGGCGGCGCACGCAGGGCTGACCGGAACCCCGACCAACGCCTTTGCATACGTTACCGGCGCAGCACTAGCACTAGGAGGCAGTGTTACCGACCCAAGCAGTCAGGATGTCGGGAGCGCGGTAGTTTTGCAGGTAGAGGTAGCATCAGCAGCAGCGGCCGGAGCAACCCCGCAGGAAACAATGACATTCCGCTACGACTCGACAATATCCTAAACACGGGAAGCCAATACAATGGCCCCGAACCCCACCAATGAACTCAATACAATGGACAGCGCACTACAACGACGGAACCGAGCTAAGGCAATACGAGAACGACGAGAAACGCGCCTACGAAAATATAGACCGAGCCAAGCTCGCGTCCTTTTCTGTTTTCAGAGATAACTACGAGCGGAAACTTTTAACAATACACTTAGAGCCGGGCCAACGCCTCGTTTATCGGCAGCGGGTACTGCAGAAGCTAGGCGATGATCCGATAGAACTGTATTTAGTCGGCTGGCAACAGACCATCGCGGGCGCGTGTACGCAGAGCATCGCATACATATTCCCAGACGACCGCATAGAGATAGCCGGAGCATGGAGAGATGGCCACGCGATATTCGGAAAACCGGAACTTTTAGAAATTGAAAAATAAAACACTAAGACGACCTATATGGGATTTATGTATAACACCGCAGGTTCAATTACTAAATGGAATTTGATCGCACTAACAACCGCGGCGTAGAACATAATAAAATACACATAACAATATGGCTGTAGTTAATGTACTCGTGGTGGCTGGCGGAGGTGCTGGCGGTGGAAATACTGGTGCTGGCGGAGGTGCTGGCGGTTATAAGGCAGATTCTGCTTTGACGGTTACGGCACAGGCGTACGCGATAACCGTTGGGGCTGGAGGTACAGGAGTGACTAACAACATCTCGACTGGAGCACCGGGCAGCGATGGTGCTAATTCAGTTTTCTCAACTATAACTGCTCCAGGCGGAGGTGGAGGCGGCTCTTATTCAGGAAATACCGCGAACGGGGGGGGAAGTGTTGGGGGTTCAGGTGGTGGAGGTGGAACAGCAGAGCCATCTAATGTAAACACAGGCGGAGCAGGTACAGGAAGTGAGGGGTCGGCTGGCGGTTCTGGTTATTACCAAGTATCAGGAACATACGCATCTGGTGGCGGAGGTGGAGCAAGCGCAGTCGGAGCTAACGCCACGAACGCTTCAGCCGAAGGTATCGGAGGAGTCGGAGGAGCTGGAACGGCAAATTCTATTTCAGGTTCATCGGTAACTTACGCAGGTGGTGGAGGTGGGTCAGGATACACCACAGAAGGCGCAGGTGGCGCGGGTGGAGGAGGAAGTGGAGGAAAGCCCGCGTTTAATGGAGCGGCAGGAACAGTAAATACAGGCGGAGGCGGAGGCGGTGGACAAGGTTCATCGACATCAACCTCTCCCTCAGGCGGTTCAGGTGTTGTTATTATAGCTTACAAAACAGACGGCTCAGACGGAGTATCAACAGACTCCACAGGCGGAACAATCACAACCTCCGGCGCAAATACGATTCACACATTTACGGAAGATGGAACGTTCACTGTCGTTCTTGCGGTAGCCTCCACGCACACACTAGACGCGCTTTTGTACGCGAAGCTAACCGGAACCCATACCACCGACAGCTTACTAAAAAAAGCGACTAGCGCAACACACCAGCTAGACGCACTGCTGAAAAAAGCGACTACAGCCCAGCACACGGCGGACGCACTGATATATAAAAGATTAACTGCCACCACCAGCGCGGACGCATTACTGAAAAAAAGCGCGAGCGCGCAAC